CCATGCGCTTTGAGCACGGCAGGGCATTTTTTATTTACCGGCAAGTTACCGGCAAGCTGCCGGCAAGTTAGGCACATATATTTCATTTTATTCGATTTTCAAGCCCGTTGATGCGTTGATGGGCTTGCTTTGCAGATGCTTCCACCGCCGTCAGGCGGGATACTACCTCGGTATTTGTTTTTCGCTGCTCTCGCTGCTCGGCCTTGATTTCATCGGTATTCGCCTTTATATATCCAAGCTCGGTGCAGATTGTGCCGGTGGTATGCCCGCCGGCTGTGTCATCCTTGCGGGCAGCGCGTCGCATCTGCATGGCGGCGGTCACGATGCCGTACACCGTCCCCGCTGCGCCGATAAGCGCGATGATGATGCTGACGGTCTGCGGCATCAGGCATCACCCCCGTCCCCATCCCGCGAGATCGTGATCCTGACGCCGTGCATCAGTACGGTAGCCGCATCCGCTGCCTCGATAGGGGCGGGTCCGTCCATGGCGGGCGCAGCATAGTCCGCGATCATAGCATCAAAGGCTGCCTGCGATTTTTTACCCCATTTACCATCGGCAGCGATCGCCTTGCCGTCCGCATCGGTATAGCCGGCAGCGGACAGCGCAGTCTGCATGGCCTGCACCGCATCCCCGGTCAGCATCGGTGATCTCACTTCAAATTTTATCTTTTCCATTTCGATTTCCTCCGAATATTTGAATTTTTGGGCCATAATCCCGCGGTGTGTCCACGGGCGCGTATCCAGCCGTGTGACTACCACACCGTAGCGCAGACCGCGTGCCTCAACCACCAGCGGCGTGCCGTCGCTGTCAAACCCGCAGATCCAGCCTACATGCGTCATTTTACCGTTTTTATTGCTGACAAAAACAGCCTCTCCGATGACGTAATCGCGGGTGATATCATCGATAGGACCCTTTGCGTTGCACCACAAACGGTAATTCATATCTGCGTTAATGTCCGTTTTGTCGTTGCAGACATAGGTCAGATATGCATCCAGCAGCCCCTGACAGTCGGTAGCATAGTCGGTGCTGCGCCAGCCCGCAACCGCTGCATCAAAATCCGCCCCTGCCCAGCCGCGGTTGACGTATGCCTGCCGATAGCGGGCGAGCGTTGCAGGGGTTGTCTGCACGCGGACGCTGCCAAAAAGATAGTGCCACGGATCCGCGCAGCACGCGTCAGCCGGCAGGGGCATGGCGGCACCAGTCGGTACACTTTTTGCATGGGTCAACGCCCAACGGACGAATGCTTGTACGTTTCGCATAACAATTATTCTCCTGTGTTATTTAAATTTGTGATTGCTTCTTGAATCGCGTCATATACGGCCTTCGCGGTCGGGTACTGCGCATCAGTCGCGTCAGATTTTATCGCAGTAACGCGGTTTGCTGTGCATTCGGTGGTGTATGATGTCGCTTCGTTCGCAACAGGCGACAGCGTAATCGTTCCGTCAGAATTAAACCGTGCTTTCATGTACGTTGTAGACGATGCGTTCGGATCAGGCATCACGATTTCGCCGCGAGTTGTTACTGCAAAACCGTTTTTCCCGCCAACTCCAACTATAAATTGATAGACCCCTGCAACATCTTCTTCGTTTTGTTTTCCGCAGACAAACTGCGCTTCTTGCGTTGCTTTTGTGTTGCTGCCGAAGGCTGTCGAAAAATTGCCACTTGCGAGATTTGAGTTATAGCTCCATCCATAGCGTGGATGATATAACCCGTACTCTGTAGCAAATGACATAACCCCTGTAGCACCGGCTTCCCGCCCGAAATTTACTGCGTTCTTCCCCAGGCTGTTGGCAGTAAAAGGATCCATGGACGCTCGATGCAAAGCACCGGCTTCGGAAACCGCCAAAGCCGAAATGTCTGTTTCAAAAAAAGAAACATACCCCGTTGACGATATTAAAATATATTTAACGAGCGGTGCACTCATTTCAGAACCGCTGTATTGTGGCACGGAGCAAAAGAAGCACAAATAGTAAAAATCTCCGTTCTGTTTTATTTCCTCGAGAGCGTACTCCCTCTCCGCAAGCGATTCCTGTCTTGTCGCCGTGACTGTATATTTGTCGGGCTGTTTTGCCGCCGCGAGCAGGGTTGCAAAATCGACCGAAGAAACGTATTCTCCGCGGTCTCCATCATAAGAAATTACAGTGTTTATGCGTTGCACCGTCCCGACCGTGTCAAGCTTGTCGAGGATTTGCGTCCATATATCCTCTGACGGCTTTTCAGTTGTGTCCGAAAAATCCGTTGCGCCCATGCGGCAGGGCACGTCCGCCGGGGTGGATGTCCGGACGTCTCCGGCTGTCACGCCGATCCACACGCTGCGCACACCATGCAGCGCCGGCACCGGGCAGGTATCGCCCTCAAAAAGGACTTTTTCGCTTTGCCATTCACCGCATCGGTTATATGCAAAAACGCCGATTTTGTTGTTGTGAGCTTGCCACTCTTCATCAAAATCAAATTTTACATTGTAATCGCTGTTGCCGCACACGATGCAGGGTGGGTTTACCGCGCTTGCGGTTTTGTTGCGGATGATGATGTCTATAGTCGGCATAAAATTATTTCCTTTCAGTTTATGTTATCGGTTTGTCATTGGTGTCCGCATGTATGTCCACAGTGACATGCAGCGGTCTGATGCGGTTGACTGCACTGCGCAGCTTTGCAATACCGACCGGGTCAGAGCCTGCCGGGAAAACGATTGTTAACGCATTGACATTTTCCGTCAGCGTGTATTTTGCCTTACCCATGATTGCGACTATCAGGGCATCGATTGCGGCACGTGTAAAATCACCTGTGCTTTGCAATTTGTCTGTTAATGCGGATACGTCCCCGTTGGCGGGCATGACGGTGTTGGGTGTGCCGATATACTCAGCCCACAGTGCATAGCCGTCGGCATTGACTGATTTTGCAAAAAGCTGTTTTTTAAAAATCTCCGCATCTTGCCATGCGGGCTCGGTGCCCGCCGCTGCGATTGCGTCTGTCACGTCCAGCGCATATGCATCCGATGTGTAGACGGCCGCACAATAAAATTTTTTGCGTTTGGCGGTAGGCTTGCTCATGTTTTGCTCCCCGTGTCTTTGTCCGTGGCCGTCAGCGTCACTGTAAAAGTTGGTATGGACGATGATATGTCAAGGTCTGCCGTACTGCCGTTGATTTTGACGGCGGTAGCATCCTTTATGCCCGGTGTAGCCATCAAAAAATAGGTTATACGCGCAATTGTGAGTTTGTCGGTTTCGCCGTCAAACGCAATTTCGGAGATGTGCTTTTTCAAGCTGTCATTAAATGCCGCCGTCACTATATCTATCGTGTATCCGTCATACAGATCAACCGTTGCAGTCAGCGTTTTTGGAATATTTAGCGCAGCCTGGACTCGCACCGATGCGCCCAGCGGCCGTTTTGCGTTAATATTATCAATTATATTTTGATGAGTAGCATTATCCATCGCGCCGAAAGTCGGCGTTGCGACAACAACGACGATTTGCCCTGCGGCATTTGTGCTTGCTTTTGCGTAGCCGCAGCCGGGCACCTCTAAAGCCCATCGGCGGTAGTCCGCTGCCGTGCCGCAGCCGGGAGCATACCGCAGGCGGAGTTGCAGCCGCCTGTACAGCTCGGCATCGGTTTCGGCATCCGCGCCGGCGGAAGTTTTTGAGTTTGTGACCGTCAGATCCTTTATCACGGCCGCAGGAAGCAGGTCGTTAACGGGCAGCGTAACCGCGCCCGCCGTGGTGCACTCCGCCTGGGCGGTCGTCTTCTCGCCGACTTTGAGCGATACATTGGCCGTCAAGCCGAAATTTAAACCCGTGCTTTGCGACTGCAAGAGCGTGCCCTTTGGCAGCGTCACTGCCGATGCCGCCGAGAGCGTGACTGTGATGACAGCCTTCGATGCAGGTTTTCTGGTGATGCCGTAGTCGGCGCAGCGCATTTCTAAATATTCCCCGCTGTCGGCGGTCGGGAACATAGCGGATTTAAGCGTGTTGATATAGGCATACAGTTTTTCGATTTCAAGCGCCGCTCCGGCGATGATGTCGCCGGTGTAGCTGCCCTCGATGGTGGCTGCCGTGCCTGTCAGCTTATCGATTATGCTTTGCTTTATTGATTCAAACGTTTTGTTTTCAAACATCGATTTCCTCCGTTAAATTGCCATAAACGGTTTGTACGCTGCACGCGATGTGCAGTGCGTTGCCGCGCAGGCTCGCGTCATCCACAGTTACACTTTTGATATACGGATTTTGCAGCAGGCAGTCCTCGATGCAGCGGCGGGCCTCTGCCATGCGGGTAGACGGCTGCCATGTCCGCCCGATAAGGCGGCGCAGCTCAGAGCCGAAGGCCGCCGAATAGTGCTCGTCCGCGTAGCGGTCGGTCAAAAGCGCACGCATGATCCATCCGTGCAGTGCATCCGCACCGGCGCAGAGGATTGGATCGCCGTCATCCCCGAGTACGGCGCAGCACCGCGCGTCGTCCCATTTGACATCTACATACAGCGGCAGTTCATCCGTCGGTGTTTCAGTATATTGTGCATTATGTAAAAAAGGATAGATATTATCAGACATGCCCGTCCCTTACCTTCCCGGCGATATAGTAGGTCTGCCCGTCCGGAGTCAGCAGCAGGACCGTATCGCCCTGCTCAAAAGTCAGGCTGTCTGCCTCGATGGATTTGTACGGCGGTGCGACTATGCGCAGATCCGCCTCATCCAGCTCCAGCCCGTCCGCTCGGACGGTCAGCGGGCTTTCGGCTTGCACCGTGCCGATCGCCATGCGCACGGTGCTGCCGTTATCGTCTTTTTGTATACATTTTGCAAACTGCGCAATAATTTCATCATAAGGAAACACGTTGTAATTTCTCCTTTACGGTCGCGGCGGGTATGTGTAGATGATCTCGCCGTTGGGTCCGACATGATACATTCCCGGCACGCCGCCTTCGCTGCTTTCCTGCGCCGCTTGATTTTCGGCGGCTTTCTGCTGCTTTTTACGGCTGCTTTTTTGGATCTCTGATCCCGCTTGCTGTTCGTCCATCAAATTTTCGAAGTTTAACGTTAAGCTTGTTGTGTATTGGTCGTTTGACCATGTGTGCGTATCCGCATCGATATAAAATTTGCCGTACAGCCCCGTGTACGGCTCATAAACAAAAACTGCATTCCCGGTGACGCACTCGGCGTTGCCGAGTATATCGACCGTGCCGGATCTTGCGATTTTTTTATCACGGATAATTTTTTCGGCGGCATCCCTGCCGCGTTGGGCGGTTATCGTCATAGCCTGTCCCATGATGCCGATGGACGTATCGCCTGTCACGGTGCCGGCGCTGCGGCCGTCGCTGTCATACATGTAAACCTTGTTTACGACATTTTCAATGTTTTCGGAGTATGTGGCCGTCAGTAGGTTTTCTTTCGGCCGGATTGTCCCGCCGATGATTTCGCCGCGCTGCACGACCGTCATCAGCGCACCGTCAAAAATCATTTGATACACCTGACCGGTCTTTTCGGCCGCCAGCGTATAGCCTGTCATGATTGCACTATACAACGATGTATTCGAAAAGTTTCTGCGAAAGGTGAAGCCGTTGCAGTCCGCCATGTAGCCTATGGTGATCCCGCGGCCTTTGCACAGTGCCCTTGCGGCAGCAGCGGGCGTCATGCCGTTGATTTTGTGCGTCGCAGTGTTGCGCTTTATGTACAGTCCAAAATCCTGCGCCGTGACGTCTATCGTGCTGCTTGCGGTGGATCGTGTGACACTCGACACAACCCCGAAAAAATCCATGCCGTCCGCCGAAAACTGCAATTTTTTGCCGGTCGAAAGTTCGACTTGCGGCAGGCTGCTGTCTGTCGCGCTTTGGACGATCGACAGCCTCAGTGTGCGGGCGCATGACGATTTGCTACCGGACGCAACGGCCTTTTGCACAAATTTTGAAATATTTTTATTGTCATAAAATACCAACATGCTTTAATCCTTGGGTAGTCGCAGCACCTGCCCGACGGCCAGTATGTTTGGGTCTTGGATGCCGTTTGCGGCCGCAATTTTTTTGTAAAATTTTCCGTCGCCGTAAAAACGGCGAGCGATGGACCACAGTGTATCGCCGTATACGACAGTGTAGGTCTCCGGCGTGTACGGGTCATCCTCCTGCGGCCGCGGTTCTGCCGCCATGCCGCGGCGATACTCAACAAGCGTCAATGTGTAATTAACATCATTGGTGCCCGGATCTTCGCCGTACTCGATTGATTTTATCAGCACACGGATATTTATCGCCGTGTCGGAAATTATCAAACGTACGGGTTTTTTCTTTTTGATTATTTTTTTAAAAATTTTTACCCAGTCATACGGATCCCGATGCTGACCTATGCAAAAATCGTAGGCCTGCGCCGGGAAAAAAGAGCTGATACTGACGGCTGCCGCCGTGCGGTCACCGGCAAGATTTATATCGCCCAGTCCGTATACAGCGGCGGTGTCGATTTTTATGCCGGTGTCCAGCCGGATGGATGCCGGTGTCACCGGCAGGCGATACTCAGTGCCTTCGTGCAAAATGCTGAAAATACGTTTCATAGTTGTACTATCCTGTGTAAACTGCGCTTGCCGTCGCAAAACGCTCATAAAGCGCAAGCGCGATAGCGTCTATGTCGCTTTCCTCGCGCACTACAAAAGTATTGCCTGTAATAGTCACTTGCGGGGATGCAGCCATGTCCGCGGATCGTGCCTGCGCTGCTGTCAACACGCGCTCGCCCTGATGCAGTCGCGCCGCAAAATCATCGTACGGCACGGACCGGATACCGTACGCAAAAGCGGGCGGCGGCAGCGGACCCGGGGATACTATCGGTTCGGGCGTCGCGCGCGGGGCTGCGTTCGGCTCGGCTTCGCCGATGCCCATGCTCGCCGACAGTGCGGCATTATAACCTTTTGTAAACTCTTGCGCCATCTCATATCCGAAATTACGATACGTCCCTTCGGACACAAGTTTGTCACGGGTGGTTTGTATCAAAGACAGCTGGCTGTCAAAGTAATCGTTATATGCATCGCTTTGATTGTACTTGACCTGCGCATCAACCAGTGCTGCATAAAGCTCATCACTCATCTGCTCGCCTGTCGGGATCTCGCCTGCTTTTTCAAGCAGCTCGTCCATGCTCTCACGCATAGTGCGCTCCTTTTCGCCGATAAGGTTAGCCTCGTACTCACCGACCTTGCCGTACATTTCTTTCAGCGCATCACCGTTTTCCTCGTACCAGTCAATCTGCTCATGCATCTGCTCTTTGCGTTTTTCGTTAAACTTTTCGCCGAAGGCTGCCTGCATGTCGGCTTCCCAGCCGGCAATCGTCGATTCAAGCCCCGCGTAAGAGTTTTGCATTTCCTCCATCGACCCCGAAAAGTCGCTGCCCATGTACTCGATCAGCGTCTGCGCCACGGCCTTGCCGCTCAGCTCGCCGCGGCTTATCATCTGCATGACGTCCTGCTCGGTGACGGCCTTGCCGCTGTCAGTTTTCAGACTTTCGGTGATATATCCGATTGCATCAATGCCGCGCTCAATCAAAGGATTGATATATTCCATCGTGACGTGGTCGGTCAAATGCATGCGGCCGATATATGTCGCAACGGCGGTTTTGGACGATGCATCCCATCCCAGTGCGCTGCCGGCATCGCCGATTTTGGTCAGCATATCAAACATGTTGCTTGAATTATAACCATATGTCAGCAGCGTTTTACTGATAGATGCAAGTTCGTCATACTCAAACGGAGTGTCGCGGGAAAACTCGTTGAGCTTTGTCAAAAAGTCAGCGGCATATGCGTTGCGGTCCATGCCCGCGCCGACCTGCGTCTGCTGTAGCAGATATGCAAGGCTGCCGCCGTCCCGTGCTGCGCTGTAGGCATATACGGGCGCATTTGCGGCTTCGCCTTTAAGCAGATTTGCAAAAGCCATTTGCGTGGTCTCGCGCTCTGCGGCTATCTCCGCTCCGGTGCTCACCATGCTTTGACGGATAGTGATTACTTCATCGTATATGTTTTTTACATCATCCTTAAAATACTGGTCACGGTCCTGCGTTTTTTGCGCCGCATCCTGTATCGCACCGGATATCAGGCCGACAGCAGCACCGATGCCGGCACCGACGGCCGTGCCCAGTCCGGGGATGATGCTGCCGAGTGCCGCGCCGCCTGCCGCGCCCGACGCCAGGGCTCCGCCGATGGTGGACACGGATGCCCCGACGCTGTCGCCAAAAGCGGAGGATATACCAACGCCGAGGGCCGATGCGACCGATGTGCCCAGCTGCGCCGCCAGCTGTGATCCCAAAACCGCGGTTGCGACCGATTCAACCCCGCCCGTCGAAGCGGGCGATTCGGATGCCGTCGCTGCCGTCGCTGACGCAGTAGCTTTTGACTGCGCACCTGTCAGATCCTCCATCGCTTTTGTGGTCTCGCGGATCTGCCTATCATAGGCTTTTAGTTGCTGCTGTGCGTCGTCCCATCGGACCTGTGCCTGCTGCGCCGCTGCTTTTGATGCTGCATCGCCGTAGTCGGTGTAGGCTTTTTGCGCAGCCTTCAGCTCTCGCTTCGCTTTGTCCGCGTCGATTTTTATTTCGGCGCGGCTGCGATTCAGCTCTTTCAGTGATTTTTGCAGACCGTCTAAGTCTTTTGTAAAGCTTTTTTGTATTTGCGCGATGTTTTTCAGCGTACCGCTGTAGTTGTCGCGCAATACAAATAACGTTTCAGCAGTTTTTGACATTTTTTAGTTCTCCTTGTCGTCATACATCTGCTGTACAAAGGCAGCCAGCAAAAGTTTTTCGCCCGTTGATTTTTTATAGTAGTCCCCGGGGCAGATGCCCTTGTCCCTAAAAAGGATATACATCAGCAGCAGCTCCGGGTCCGTTTTCAGTTTTTTCGGATTACCTCGACCGCGTCATCGGTGTAGCCGCTGAGATCGTTGATTTTACGTACTATCTGGATTTTTTCCCCGGGCAGCAGCAGTACGTCTATCAGCTCGGTGGGCGTCAGCGGTGTGCAGCGCCCATCAGGCGTAAATTTCCCGCGCAGCTGCGTGTCGGTAAAATCAAAATTTTTAACGGCCGTCAGGATTTTGCGGTCTATGCCCTCCATGCCGTCGGGCATGGATTCAATTTCCGCGCCGGTCAGTGCGCGGATCTCAAGGCAAAAATCCGCGCCGATGATGTCTGACAGGCGGGTGATGCGTATCTGCGCAGTAGGCAGGTCGCGGATCTTTGATGCATCCTGCGCCAGCAAAAGGTCAACAATGTTGATTTTTGATTCCTTCATTTTTTACCTCACCGAATCAAGAATTTCGTAATCTTCAAAAGAAAACGGGGATTCGATTTTTCCGAGCACACCCGCCTCCCAGTCTGCCAGCGTCAGGTCATCAAAGCGCACCCCCGTAAAGGCGATGCGCTCCGCACCGAGTGCGTCGGGATCGTCGATTTTTGATATCAGCGTATAGGCAGGGTCCTCGCCTGCGCGGATACGATTTGCTATCAGTCCCGCCATGCGGGTATTGACATGGTGCATACCGATTGACCCTGTGCGCTCTATCTTTGTAAGCTTTTTGCCATCCGTAAGCGACCCGCAGATCGGTACGTTTTCGCGGCTGTACGACTCTTTCGCCTGCACTTTGTACACCTCAGCGGCAAGGATGCCGTCTATCCACAGCTCGCCCCATGTGCCGTTCATGACGCGTTTTGCGTCAAATTTTGCTTTTGTCATCGTTTATGCCTCCATCGTGTACGTGATTTCGATGTTGATTGTTTCGATCACGTCATAAATGCTGATGTTTACAGCAAGAAATACATGTGTTCCGGTGTTGGCTGCCTTGACGGCATCATCATCCATGTCGCCCACGTCCACGCCGGCGGATTTAAGCCAGTCTCGCTGCGCTGCTACATCGATCTCGACCGTGCTGCCCTCGGCCAGCACATCCTCTGCCTCGAGCGTGCGGAGGTAGTCGCGGATAGCCGTAATCAATACGCATTTGTTGTCATATGTATTTGGCAGTTTGCCGATATACCCATCCTGCACCAGCAGGGTGATGTCGCGCCTGATAGCGTCTATAACCTCGACCGTCTTGATTTTTTGCAGGGGATCACTTTTTCCGCCCGTGGGCACAAGACTGGTCACGCCGCTCACGATTTTCACCTTTTCGCCGTCGTGCATCAGGATGAGCTTACCGGCAGCGACAGCTGTGCTCATTTCGTCGGCTGTCAGTCTCTCGCAGTCCGTCACATCGGGCAACACATAGTAGGTGATACTCTGCGCGATGCCCGTACCGGCTATCAGTCCGGCGATGCGGCTGCAAAAAGCGGCGGTCGTCACTGTGCTGCCCTCCGCCGTGATATCGGATGCGGCAAAATTTACGATCGCCGCATCGTTTGCTGCTTTGTTAGGCAGCACGGCTTTATACACTGCACCTTTGCCGCGCTGCGTTGCGATCCATGTCGCGATAGTCGCTGCATCGGATGCACTGCACTCGGGATCCGCCGCCAGCCAGTCCCAGTTGTACTTTGCCAGTGCTGCCAGTGTCGCGGCATAGGTGCCGTCGCTGCCCATGACAGCGACGTACACGCGCTTAGGTTTTTGGTCGCCGCCGATAAGCGCACGCTCAATGTATTTTTTGTTGTCCGCTGACAGTGCGGCGGGGATGTCAGCGACCGTGGATACCTCCGCCACCGTACCCGCAAGGGCCTGCGCAGTATCTTTTACGATAACAGCGACCGTGCCGCGAGTTAGCTTTGCAGCGGTCTTTTTTGCTGCTTGCTTAAATGTAATATTTAAGGTTGGAATCATTTACAGTCTCCTTGTTTTTGATTTTTACCGCAACCGCGGTGCTTATCTGCTCCATTTCTTCCGCCGGCGCGGTCTCAACGGGCGAATCGTAAAAAACGAAATTTAAACGTATTTCAGCGTAGGCATTGTCTTCTATCGGCGTTAATGTAACCTGCGGCAAAAGCATCCTGTCCGCAACCGCAACCGGCAGCGCGAAGGCGGCCGCCGTTTTGTGCTGCACTGTCTGCATATCGGTCAGCGGTGCTATGCCCGCACTGTCAGTCGGGATTTTTATGATGATCTCATACTCTTCCTCGCGGGCGATGATGTGCGGGGTTTCGCGCTGCATTTTTTTGCTGCCGGACAGTATCGTCACGGACGGCCGCTCATAATCCTCTTTTTGCAAATTGACGTACACTCGATAGTCTGTAAAGGTTTTTGCAAGCACGGCATTGATGCCGTCAAGCATATCGCTGTCGCTTATCATCATTTTTTTCCTTCCAGATTTTCCGCAAGCTCTTTTTCAAACTTTTTCAGCTCGGCATTTATGATACCTTCCTTTTGCGCATCGGCCGATTTATAAAAAAACCGCCCTGCAACGGCAGCAACGCGGATGCGCGGTCGATAACCCTTTGCGCCCGCTTTTTTCGGCTTGCGGATGCGGTGACCGACCTCCAGATATCGCGTGATTGCGCCGGGGCTGTCCCTGCCGCTGCCGTCCCTGACAGGCGCGATTACGCCATACCCCGCTTTGCTGCCGATGCGGATTTCCTGCCATCCTCGGATTTTGCCGTGTGTGTCGCGGACGCGGGATGCGATTTCTGTATCCAGCCGTGCCTTTACTTTTTGCGTCACGCTCTCGACAACTTTCCGCCTCAGTGCAGGCACTCTTTTCAGCGCAGCTTCCATCTGCTCGGACACTGCTCGGATCTCTACCGCCATCACGCATCCTCCACGCGTAAAACTATATATTCATTCAGCCCATCATCCGCCGTGTGCGCGGTCATCACGGTGTAGGCGACGCCGTCCACCGTGACATCATCCCCGCTGCGCAGATCCACCGCTTTTGCCGTGATCAGCACCTGCTCGGTCCGAAGCTCGGCGTTTGCTGCCTGCTGGTCATGCGCGATGTATTTTTCGCTCAGCACTGCCACAAAATCGGGCAATGCCGTTTTTTTGTTTTCGGCACGATTAAGCGTGCCGGTGACGGACTCCGTGCGCGTGCCCTTGCAGGACAGCAGCCGGACGGCGGCCGCGGTCAGGGTCAGATTGCCTCGGTCCGTATCGTCCACATCCGCAACGATATAATCTTTGCCGCCGATGGTCAAGCCGCTGCCGCGCACGGTCCCGATCCTGCGCGTGATGATTTCCGCACCGGGCAGTGCAGCCGAGTGCGGCGACAGTACAACCCGCGATTTATACTGATATGCGCCGTAAGCATTGCGCACTTTTTTGTACACTCCGGCTGTTGCATCAAACGCCGTCACCGTCAGCCACTTGTCCATTTTCCCTGGATTCATTCCCCGCCTCCGTCTCCGGCGACCAGATGCCGGCAGTGCATCCCGATGATAGCCGCGACTGTGCGATTTTCGGTCGCGGTGTCATCACTCATAGTGCGTTTTTCGTAAAAATCTCCGATCAGCGCCAAGGCTGCGATTGTCAGCTCCGGCCGCTCGTCCGCTTCGTCCTCCGACAGTCCGGTCTGTCGGAGGATGAAAGATTTTGCCGCGTCTATGTACGCCGGGACCAATGCCGCATCCTCTCCCTCGATGCGGCAGTAGATCCCGACATCCCTCTCGGTCAGCTCGCTCAGCTTCATCGGATCAGCCTCAGATAGCGGCCTTCATAGTGAGCACGGAGATTTTCTGTGTGTTTTCGACCTTTGCGTCAATTTCGGCAAAACCGAAAATTCCGATTGCGTCTGTATCCGCAAAACGCTCGTTCAACACCTTTACGCGCAGACCACGAATAATGCAGGCAAGTCCGGACATGTCGCCGTAAAAAATCGTTTTTGCTCCCGCCGCAGGCTCGGGCATGGCATCGGACGCATAGACCGGCTTGCCAAGCAGGCTGTACCCCCATTTTGCGTTAAGGTCAAGGTTAAGCAGGTAGCGGTTTTCGCCGTCCTTAAGTTTGCGGATCGCCGTGCGCATTTTGGGATGCATTATCCAGATGCCGTTAGCCTGATATATATCGGGGACAGCATCCTGCACGTCGATCAGCTCGTCAGCGGTGACAGCTGTCGCGCTTGCAGCGGTCACGGTCTGCGTTACGCCTCCGGCAAGGCCGGCAACTTTGCCGCTTGTGCCGATCAAAAATTCCTTTTCGATTTTCGCCGCAAGCGTATCGCCGATGCGGCGCACCAGGTATGCGATCAGGTCGACCTGGCTGTTATCCAGCAGCTGCTGCGATATCTTTACAGGCACGCGGATCTTGTACCCATCAAGGGTTATGCTCAGCAGCTGTTGCGCGACCGCATCCGCGCTTGCCAGATCGTCCACATAGGATGCGGTCAACGCGTTGGTGCTGTCCTCATAGGCGATGGTGATTTTGCCGATACCCTCGTACCGTGTCGCATACTCGGCGATAGGGGATACGTTTTTGACGTACTCGACGATGCGATCGGCCACGGTAGTGGGGATTACCGCGCCCGTGTTGGTTTTTGTGGTGTTGACGTCTGCACGGATCTCACCGCGCAGATAGCTCACAAAACTTCTCTCTTCGGGCGTCAATTTTTCGCCGTCTTTGGGCGGATGCTCTTCCTCGCGCTCCGCGCTGCGCACATTTTCGATTGCGGCTATAGTTGCATCGATGCGGGTCAGCTCATCGCGGTGGCCGTTGTACGCAGTGATCTCGTCATCGGTCAGGCTGCGCTCTTCCGCCGCGGCGGCATTTACCACAGCCTCCATCGCGGCGATTATTTCGTTGCGCTTTTCGCGCATCTTTTTCAGGTTTCCGTTCATTTCATTTCCCTTTCAGTTTTATTATCTCGATTTGTTTTATCAGCGTGGACAGCCTGTCCGGTGCGACAGTGCAGCGCACCTCGGCAGCGCGGATCTCTCCGGATGCGGCGCGGACGTCCACGGTGGTCGCTTTGTATGCCGGCATTTTAGTCAGGATTGATACCTCGTCTATGTCGATATCCGTCAGGCGGCGGTGATTAACGCCGTCCTCTACCGTCCACTCGTCGGCGCGGACGTAAAAACGGAAGCTCCACCCGGTCAGCCTGCCTGCGCGGGCAGCTTCGACGGTCTCGGGATCCGTGACCGCTGCCGATGCACGCAGGCCGATGCTGTCCTCATCAAGCATAAGATTTTCTCCTCGTTTGCCGATGACGCGGCCATGGTTAAGCTTTAGCTCGATCTCGTTTTCGGCGCGGCGGAGCGCTGCACCGAAGGCACCCTCTGCAACGCGCTCATAAAAATCGCCATGTTTTGCATCATGCAGCAGTCGGCTGTCGCGCTCGACCGCGTTGACGTATCCGCTGATGATGACGCTGCCGTCATCCCTGATTTCGGTTGTGATTGGTTTTTTCAATTTTGCTCATCGCCTCGCTTTATCTTCATCGTTTCGCCTGTGTTAGGCGTGTAAATCTCATCCGTTTCGGGGTTGTAGTACACATCGCCCAAATTAAGACAAATCAGGTTAAATCCCAACTCAGGTAGGTCTTCGCGGTAACGCACCTCATCCCGTGTCATAAATCCGCCCTGTATAGCGGTGCGATATGCTTCAAAACGTGTTTTCATGTCGCCGCGCAATAGCTCGTTCATGTCGAACGAAAAGTATTTTTTGCCTTTTTCGCTTTCCAGCAAAAGTGCACGGTTTAGGGCTGTTTCGAGCGCGGCGACTATAGGTGTAACCGCTGTCTTGACAACCTGTCTAAACACTGCCTCAGTTGCGGTCCCGTCCAGCACGGACGCAGGCAAGTTTAACAACTTGCTGATTTCCGCGTAGTTGTTACGCTTGCGCTCATCCAGCTGCTGCTCCACAGACGTGCCGGATGCCTCCATAAAATCCATGCCATCGTTTAGGACCATCGCATCGCAGTTGGGCGATCCCCACAGCTTTGCCCATGCTTTTTTGACTGCATCAAGCGCGTCTTTATCAAGCCTTTTTTGCGATTTCAGGAAGCCTTTTTTAGTGCCTCCCGTTTTAGCCAGGACACCCTCATACTTAAGTAAGTCGGCGGCGATGGTTAAGCAGGCGTTGCAGCTGTCCACTATGCCTGAGCCCGTCACGCCGTCCCGAGTATCTTTCAGCAGGCGGACAAGGTACTCGCCCTCGATTGGCCGTCCGCCGATATAGTAGGTTGCGGTCTTAAAAATCGGGTCGGCATTTTTTTGATAGCCGACCTCAGATTGCTTGACGTAATGTATGCTTTCAACCTTGTTGCGCCGCCATTTTACATAGGCGTAGGCGCGGCCGTTTAGTAGGTAGTCCGTGACCAGCGCAGCCTTTAGCTGCACACCGTCCAACAGGTCGCCCGTGTCATCGTTTATCAGTGCCGTGCGCGGATCTGCCAGCGGTTTAGTTTTGCCGTCCGCCTCCGAGTACAGCCGCACCGGCAGCATGGACACCATGCCGGCGATAAAGCTGACACCTGCATACAGCGCGGGCACTCCGCGGGCTGTCGCCTCCGTGATCCTGTCACCGCGCAAAAGCGCGGATGCAAGCACATCATCCAGATCCGGCGACAGCTCACGCTTTTCGGCTTTCGCCCGCAAAAATCGCAGCGGATTAAATTTTGCGCTTTTTATCATATCTGCGCTCCCCATGTCTCGTTTTCATTTTTATCTTGCAGATATACAAAAACCGCGTTTAAAAGCGCGGCCACCATGTCTATCTTTCCGTTTGATTTCTTCTTCGAAATGTAACGGTTTAGGTTTGTGTCGTACGTGCATCGTGCGTTTGCAAAATTAATTACAAACATCCGGTTATCTGCAAAATGCAGTTTGCCTTCCGCAACCAGCTCCGCCACATACTTGACCGCCGGAGACAGCACATAGCTTTTTTGCTCTACTATGGTGCCGATCCAAGGCTCATAGCCGTCGGTCGGATTTTCAAATTTATTCGCCGTTGATATACAATTCCAACGGTCAAACCCGAACCCGACTATGTCCATCTCCCGCTCTCGCGCCGTTTTCCGAATATGTTCCTCAATAAAGTTGTAGTTTATGATTCGGTCGCCGCATGGATAGCAGCAGCCTTCTTCGATCAGCCGCTGGTAGTCCAGCTTTTCGGCGGCCGACTTTTCGGCGATGCGATCCTCCGGCAGGTAGCCGATTGGCAGCACGTCAAGGCCGCCGTCCGCACTCTCGCTGATAAAAACCGCCGCGCAATTATCTTCCGTCATCGCAAGGTCAATTCCGAGAAAAGTGCGCCGTCCCTGCCAGTCGATAGTGTCCACACGGCCGCGCCGAAGGTCATCTATCGCTACATAGGTTTCGGTTGCGCTGCCCTGATACAGGATGTTGCAATGCTTGCACAAAAAATTTTCCCGTGCGGACCGCATGGTTATCGCCCTGCGCCGTTTTTTAAGCAGGTCATCATACACCTCCGGCACCGTCAGGCTCAGCGGATTAGCTTGCTTTAGTATAGCCGTGTCGGTCTCCCAACCTTTCGGGCTGTCAGGCTCAAACAGCAAAGCAAACAGCGTTTCGTCCTTTTCGGTGCCGTCAAGCACGCGCTTTGCATACGCGACTTCTTCTTCAAAAGGATTTTCTTCGCGCGGATATTTTGTGGATATGACGCAGCCAAGCTTGTTGCGGATGGTCAGCTGACCGGATCGCATAGCCTCGATGGCATATGTCGATGGCAGCGCACCCGCCTCATCAATCAAAAAAACGTTCGGCAGTTTGCCGTCCAAACGGTCGTTCGAGTACGCAAGCGGAGTGTAAACATTATCCGTCACCGGGCAGACGATTTCGTCCCGTTTGAGCTTAAAAGCGTCGCGAAGTGCGGGGCTTGCCCTCACGATTTCGCGGATTGATCCGTGCAGCTCTTTTGAAAGCTTGCCGTCCGGTGCGACCGAAAAAAAGCGCGAAAAGCGCGGTTCAAGGAAAAAAAGCAGGATGAAAACGACAGCTATCATAAAGGTCTTGCCGTTTTTACGGGCTATCTCCAATATAACGCTCTCATACCGCCTGCGCAGTCTCTCATTTTTGTAAACAACGCACAACGGTGTAAAGTAAAAAAACCACTGAAAATCAGCGGTGCACTCATATACGCTTTTGCCCGCGGCAAGCCCTTTCGGCATTATCATCAGCTTTGTCAGCTGGTCGATAACACGGCCGCGCCGCATGTCTATCATGTACTTTTCGGATTCTCCGCTGCATACCTTCAAAAAATCCTCACATTGCAGTTTTACATACTTTGGCGCTTCCAGTTTTCCGCCCACGACGGCTTCGCAGTAGCCACGGGCCCGCTCAAAGCTCTTGCTGGTCTTCGCCGTCATCATTCAGCCCCTCGATGATTTTCAGCAGCGGATTGCTTTTTTCTTTCTCTGCATTTGCGTTCGCAAGCGCCATTTTTGCCCTGCTTTGCGGGCTCAGGCACAGCTCGCTGCACCCGCGAAAAAAATCCTTTGTGTATCGGTCCTTTGCTGCCATTACCGATTTTTCAAGCATTTTTTCCGGCGTCGCGTTTATAGACCTTTCGATGTTTTGCAGGCGGTCAACCGCAATCGCAAAATTCGCCAGTACGTAATTATCTATGCTGCACAGGATGCTGCTTTCTTTCAGATCGGTGCAGACGGTCTCAAAAATTTCCCGCTGGGCGTCGGTCAGGTAGTCGGGCGGGGTCGGCGGTTCGCCGGTGCTGATTTTTGCTTCCGCCGCTTCGCGTGCAGCCGCGTCCTCTTTTGACAGCTTTTTGCTCAGCGTGCTGACAGCTTTTGCCGGTCGTGCCATGCAGTCATCCTTTCTGCCTCGGTTTCGCGGGGCGGGTTAAAATTTGATTTCGGGGATTTTGCGTGCAGCGGGGTTGCACGGCGGTCTTGCCTTTTTGCGTGAGAGGATCGCGTTACCCCCGGGGGGGATGCTGCTTTTGCCCGAGCATTGCCGGCTGTGCCGCCAGTGCTGCAAGCTCCGCAAGCCTGTCCAGCACCCGGACGGTGTTGTGAGGGTGTTCAGCGCTCAGCTTTTGGGCCTGCGCCTTTGCCTCTTCGACGCTCTTTTTCATGGTAAATCCTCCCTGTTTTGAATAATCTCTTTTGCTTCAGAAAGGCAGTCCACGTACTTCATGTGCCAGCGCGTGAGTTGCTTATCATCCACGGGCCGTGTAGCTACTTCCCGCGTCCTTCGTGTTATCCGGTACATGGTGTTTCCATAAACAACGCCCAAGTATTCCCGGTCATTCACAACAATGCCATTGCTGCCCATTTTAATATCCCAGCGGCTGTATCCCGTCAGACGGCTCACGTACTCATAGGCTTGCTTCCGTGTGTGAAAACGCCGGACCACTTGAAAAGGCTGCTTGAGGAAAAGAGCGTATTCATAGGTTGCATTCCCGTGTACGTCCCGGCCGCTGGACCTGTCCTGAATGTAGTAGCTCTTATAGGACGTGCAATGCCACGGCGCAGCCCTTGAAAACCGAATCTCTTGCACTTTGCACCTCCTTTGACCTGCCATCATCAGACCGGGTAGGTCGGCTCCCGGTGACGCCCTTCCGGGCGTTTCGGCTTTGCGCTTATAGATGCTGTGCGTGGTGTACGGCTCACCGTATACATATAGGCCATCATACTATGGCTGGAAGGCTTGCCCGAGCATTGCCGGCTGTGCCGCCAGTGCTACAAGCTCCGCGCGCGGGATCCGCCCCGCATCCGCCTGTCGATGATGTGATGCACAAAGCGTGATAAGGTTATCGTTGTCCAGCCTTTTATCAAAATCCGCCATGAGTGGGACTATGTGATGGACCCCCAGGTCGCGCATAGTGATCCTGCCCTCGGCAAGACACAGGCGGCAGCAGTACAGGTCCCTCTCGCGGATCTCAGCGGATTTCGCCGTCCACGCCGCCGTACTGCGGAATGCATCCACATCTCGGCGGATTTTTTTGCGCACATATTTTTGCGCCATAGGTTTTTGCGGGCAGGTCTCACTGGTCGCATGTGTGCCGCCGCAATATCTGCATGTTTTTCGCATTTTTTAAGCAGACCGCCCGCAAGTGTGCATGACGGCGAAGCGCCGGCAGAGGCCTGCGGGAGATGTTTTTAGTACCTGTCTGCGATGGACGGGTTGTTGCCGTTGCAGTATGTCAGCACGGCGGACAGTGCAACGCCGACAGCGCCGATATACCACGGCATAGCAACGCCGGCAGTAACACCGGCACTGACAAATGCGGTGTACACCGCGGATATTAAACCGATCCAAAAAAGAGCAGATTTAGAACGACTTTGGTTTGTCATACTTTGTTTCCTTTCATTTTGTTTGTATTGCGTTTGTACAAGGTTATTACGAATTTGAATATGGGACGCAACTTTTTTTGCCCGCCATCCTCAACCGCCGGCAATTTTAGTCCGACACACCGCCCATCGATGCAGCAGACGGGCAGCAGTACATACAGCACATGCCTGCCCGTCCGCGCCGAAAGGAGGTAACATGAAAATCTCTTTTTGCAAATTCCCACGGTAGCATTATACCACACTACAAACTGCAAAAACATGCAAAAACATGCAGTCTTCAGTCGTCCATGATTTTTGCAAACTCGGTCAACGCGCCGCCATGGATATAGGCGATCTGCCGCGCCGAGTAGTGCAGCGTCTCCGCAAGCCTGTCCAGCGGCTGGTAGGCGATGTATCGCCCTATCAGCACTGCACGGTGCAGCGGGCTTTGCAGCATGTCCATCAGATCGCGGCAGTGGTCGCGATAGTCCACATAGTCATCTATCGCTTGATTGCACCGCTCCCGGGCGCGCTGTAGCCTCTCTACGGCATTTGCCATGCGGTCGGCATCATCTGTACCCTTGCCCGCAAAAAAACGTTTGTGGCACGCCGTGACGCGTGTCACGGTGCTTTCGATGCGTTCCAGCTCCAGCTGTGCGGCCGATGCAGCGTCATCCAGCTGCCGGATGCGTCTAAGATAATCTTTTGCTGTCATTGATTACTCCTTATTCTTCTAAATAGTAATACTCTAACCCCAATCGCGCAAGCTCCGGGCAGTCTTCATCATACACGCCCGCAAGAACGTCAACGCCCTTGCGCATCACATACCCTCGATATTCCGTGAAATCTTCCATTCCGTCCCACTTGGCGTAAAGAGCTTTTGCTTTGCCTATCGTGTCAGCCGCAACATAGCAACCGCAATCATTGTTTCTTATGTAACAAAAATAAATGTTCATTTTGTAAATCGTGTCAGTCATCGTACATGTCATCACCGAGATCCACGCCCATAGCACGCAGCTGGTCAGCCGTGTATGTGCGCTGTCTGTAATTTAACGCGGGATTTGCTCGCTGCGCCCGCTGCGATTGCTGCCTCGGCGCTGTGGTGCTGTACTCATCGTCCCACCGTGCGCCGCGGAAAAAGGTCGCAGCCTGCATGACGTAGCGGTCTTCGACTTGCGCCTGCGTGACATAGTCTGCATACCGGCGCAGTCCCGCCTCGATGCGCTCCGCCGGCACGCCGCGCTTAAGTGCCGCCATGTAAGCCCGCTTTGCGGTCTGCTTGCCCTGTCTCCGCGCCTGCGGATACAGCGCCCAAAGACGCTCGAAGGCGTCATCCGCACTCTCTCCGCCGCATGGCGGTGTATGTGTATGTGTATCTTTATTATCTATGTTATTGTTATTAATATAATTATTGATGCAACTTTGTTGTATGGTCGATACAACTTTGTTGCATGGGTCATGCAACTTTGTTGTATGGTCGATACAACTTTGTTGTATGGGTATGCAACTTTGTTGTATAGGTCTTTCGGCATCGTTGCCGAAGTTATCCGCAGTTTTATCCACATGTGGATAAATTGCCGAAAGGACGGCTTTATAAGCGTTCACCCCGCTGCCGTCCAATGTTTTTACGATATATCCTTTATCAATGAGTGATTTTATACACTTTCGCACGGATTCGACCGTTGAGTTAGTCCAGTCCGCCAAATATTTCATACTTCCGACAAATTTTATTTCTCCGTTTTGTGTGAATCCGTATATCACGGCATATATTAGCAACTCGTTGCCTTTAAGCCCCAGGCGCGTGATCATCCACCCCTGGATGACCACATAGTTACTGTCCCTGATGACTGACGATGCAGTCCTCACTTTTGATGTCATAATGTCCTCCTTTTGCCTTATATAATCCCGATGCGGCACGGCTCAAAGCGTCGAGGGTGTAAGTCTCAGCCCGGACGTCGGATGCAGCCGGGGCAGCAGTCGTCGGTGCAGCCGGCTGAGCAGGGGTGGGTGCGGCAGTGACGGTAGTTGATGCAGCCTGCGCAGGTGTCGTAGGCTGCATCAACTTCCTTCCCCTCATCGGTTTGGGTGCTGCACCGGTGACAGCCGGTCTCAGCCCTCTTGTCGAGTGCATCCGCCAAGTATGCCGTCATAATGTCCTCCTTTTGCCTTATGTAGTCCCGATGCGGCGATGACCGTAAGGTTATCCTTTCGTCTTTTTTGTGCGCCAACACCTGCCGCACCGGGAATCTATCTGCCGCCATGCAGCAGCGATAGCAAATTAATAATTGCCTTTGTTTTTAATCGTGTAGTATCTGCACGAATCGCAGAGCCGTGTTGCACCCTCGATGCAGCCATGCCGCTGCGCTTGCGGGCATCTCTTGATGCGCTCATCCGGCACAAACTGCGGGCAGCGTATCACGCGGTAACTCAACTCGATGTGCTTCCCGCCGCCGGTACCCACAGTCACGGGCGCAGGGAGCGCGATCCACCCCGGCACCGGTCGGAAGCTTCGGCTCCACTCGCACCGCTGCGCGACAGGTCCGGCTGCCCGCTGGCAGTTCCAGCAGAGCGTAGGAACATCTTTTGTCTTTGTTCGCGCTCCGCCGGATTTTTTACTCATTTTTCAAAACCTCGTTGATGACGTTCAGCAGATCGGCGACTGCCACCATATCTATCGGGGTCGCAGTGTCCAGCTTGCGCTGCATCAGGCGCTCGAGCGCACACATGATCCTGTCGTCAACGCATTCGCGATTGCCGCTGTGGTCAACCGCTTTGCGGTCCCGCAGCCTGTATACACCATAAAACCGTTCTCCGCCAATGTAGTTACAGGTCACTCTCCATTCGCTTTTCATTTCGTCTTCCTCCGTCCCTCTTTTGCGCCCATTCCGAGCCACAGCCCGATGATGAGGCCGGGCAGAAAAAAACTGAAAAAACAGCCGAAATAATTCATTTTATGCCTCCGTTGTACTTGCCTTTGCTTCGTTGTCATACTTCAAAAGGGCTTCAATGCGGTCAGCAAGTTCGATCGCAAGATCGTGCTCGATGCAGCCCGGGAAAATGTCGCAAAGCGGACAGCCTTCGCAGGATCCGCCTCCGGCTGAGTAGCAGTATCGCGCTGCGTCAACCAGTGTCCGCGTCGTTATGCGGGCATATATATTACACTTACTCATGCTTTTCATCCTCCGCTTCCGCGCTACCGTCGGCGATAGGTACCGCGACGATTTTGTCGTCAAAATATATCATCTGTTCGCAATATAAGAACCTGTCGGTCCAGTCGGCAAACTGCCGCGGGGTCAGGCTTGTAAAATCCTCGCCGGCAGTGCCGACGACCATAAACGTACCGCATATGACATCCTGCACTTTACTTCTGCTGTCGCGCAAAGCGCGGTTTGCCGGCAGGCCGATAAGTTTACCTTCCTCGTTGCAAACTATTACGGCATCATCTTTTAAGAGCCCATCGTGGACCACCTGGATGCAGCCGCCGACGATGTCCTGCATAGACCGTAGGCTCGGGCAGATGGTCGCACCGTACGGACGGAGGTGCGGTTTTACGATCAGCACCTGTATAGGCTGATGCGTGCATTCATCTACGCAGTGTGAGCACGGCGCGAACAAACGTTTTTTTGTAGTAAGTTTCTTTTTCATGTTTTACCTCTTGTTTTTATTTATTTGTGGGTATGCCCTGCGCCGTACCGCCACGCATGGCGGCACGGATAAGGAGGAGGTCCCGAACATCTGAACGTGTGTAATAAACACGGCGCAGGGCACATTTTTTTAGTCGTCAACCCCGCAAAAACGCAGGAAAGGCACGCGCGGGATTTTTACGCGTCTGCCGACAACGCAGACCGGAAAACCCAGAGCCTCCGGCGCTTGCCGCGCTGTCTCGCGCAGGTAGAGCGGATCGGCCTTAAGGATCGGCGCAATGTCCGCCACCGTAACAAATATTCGATCGTCATTTTTTATGACGTCGAGCTGTGATGCCGCTGTCACTGCGCGTCACCTCCGATTTTCGAAATGTAGTCGTTAAGAATCTGTTCGCTTTTGGCGAGCACGCGGTCAGGCTGCGGGCCTGTCCGACTACCGCGCAAGATGTTGCACAGTACCGTATGCGGCACGGGCTCACCGGCATCCTCCAGCCGGCGGCGCAGCCACGCTGTGGACAGCGTCAGCGCGATAAGTTTGATTTTTATCTCCGTTCCTGTCATTTTTTCTCCCTTTTCTTCACTTTTTGTATTGTCAAGAATTGACAACATCGCGCCGGACTGGTATAATAAGGTTGCCACACCGTATAAATTTTGTCGGGCGTTTTGCCTGTCAAAATCTGACATCGTTATTATACTATAGGATTCCCTATAATGCAAGCGTTTTTATAGCGATTCCTATAATATATTTTGGAGGCAAAAATGGACACGACACGAATAATAAATTTGACAAAACAACAAGGGAAAACTCTTGTTTATATCTGCAAACTTATCGGCAGAGCAGGAAATTACTTAAACGAAGTGAAAAACAAGGGTTTAACAATGCCCGAAGAATACCTACAAACAATCGCGGCCGATCTGGGTACCACGCCCGAGTATCTGCGCGGAGAGACGGATATAGTAACGCCGCCGCGCGAGACGGACGGACAGACAGCGGATGTCACCGTTGATGATATGATTGTTTTTCACAGAGACGGGAAAACGACAAAGTTAAAAATGTCATCGGACAGGATAGCGGCGATCGAAAAAATCGCTCAGGTTCTCGCGGACGGCGGAAACACTGACGATTTATAAAAAGGAGAAATATATGAACGACAGCAAAAAAGCTTTGCTTATTTTCGGCGGTTTTGCGGCGGTGGTCATCATAGTCGTGGGTGTCATGATGTCAAAAACGGCTTTTTGGCTGGTCGGACTGCTCGCGCTTTTGGGCATCATCATAGCAGCCGCAGCCGCCTCGGACGGCAGTCAGAAAGCCGATGCGCCGCTGCGTGAGGACGAGATCCTCGATCCGGATGAGCGCTTCGGTTTTGCTTTTGCCGTTAAAGTTGTCGGCGTGTCGTTTCCTAACGATGATCCTAAAGCACCGCACCGGCAGGCGGTGCTTCGCGAAGCCTTCGAGGGCGGCGGTGTGCTGGATGATGATCCTGACAGCCGATATGTCCCCGGCGCACTGCGCAGGTACAGCTATCAGGGGCAGCCGGCACTGCATGTCGTCACACAGTACGGCTGCATCGGCAACATCGGCAGGGATGACCTGCCGGAGATCCTGCCTCTGATGCCCGATGTGCGCGTCATAGTGCGTGTGCACTCTAACGATTTTGACGATCGGCAGCTATACAGCGCGGTTGCGAATATATTCACAATTTTGCAACCGACATAAATGTCAACCACAAACAGCTGTACAGCGCGGTTGCAAATATATTCACGGCGGAGACAGGGGCCGATGCCGATTAAACGTCTTCACTGCGTCCCGGATGTGCTCCGGGACGCTTTTGTGTAGCTGCTGCGGACCGTGTCAGCTACTGCGCCGATGCGCCGCGATATAGTCGGCAAAGGCCTCATATACCTGCCGCTCAAGCGGCGACAGCAAAAAACAGCTCCGCCCGCGGGTCATCAAAAAATCCTGCTCGCGATCATACAGCTCCGCCATGCGGGCAGCGCGGAAGCGTGCTGCCGGAAGGCTGATGCTGCACAGCGCTGCGATCTGCTCCGGGGTATGCACACCGCAGCCCCAAAGCACGCACGCCGGCGCAAGCAGCCGCGAAGCAAAGATGTTTGCTGCCTGCTCGACCGCCGCATCACCGTCGGCGGGCTCGCGATTTTTTAGTCTGCCGCTGTGATGCAGCATGATGTGTCCCAGCTCATGCGCGATGGTAAACCGCTGCCGCTCCGGCGTGCAGCGGGTATTATCATAAAATATGATTTTACCCAAAGTAAAACCATCGTTTTCGGCCGCGTGCTCAGTCAGGCCGTACTGCCGGATCAGCGGATCCGCATCGTGATAGCTGATGACTGTCAGCCCCTCGGCGCGGCATATCGCACCGACCCTGACGGGCAGGGCAGTGACGTCGTGCTTTAGCAGCAGCCGCCATGTCATATCGCGGGATTGTCTATAATCCGCATAGTCCATATATATCACCTCCGCGGGTGATTATACACGCGGAAGCACTGAATGTCATGTGGTAATATATGGTGCGAATTTGCAGTTGCAAAAAGCAAAAAAAAGATATAAAATGTTTTTGGGGGTAAAAAGTTATGATTTGCAAAAAGTGCAAAAAAGATGTGCCTGATGGCCGATACTGCATAGCCTGCGGCGCGGACCAGTCCGCGTCAAAAAAAACGCGCCCCCGCACGCGTCCCAACGGCACCGGCACGGCGTACAAGCGCGGCAGCACGTGGACGGCGCAGGTGACCGTCGGCATCAAGCGCGATCCGGATACGGGCCGTGTGCAGCAGGTCCGCCGCACTAAAGGCGGATTTAAAACAAAGCGTGAAGCTTTGGAATTTTGCCAGCAATTAGCGAATGCAGCCATGCCCAAAAAGCATGTAACTTTTGGCGATTTGTGGGAGCAATACGAAAAGACAAAATTTAGGCAGCTCAGCGCATCAAAGCAGTGCGGCTATCGCACTGCCCTAAAGCGGCTCGGCGATATGATCTATACGCGCATCGATGCCGTGACCATAGCAGACCTGCAAGGGCTGGTGGACGGCTTGACGTTTTACTGCGCGCGAGACATAAAAGTTATCTTAAGACATATGTACAAAATTGCCCTTGTGCAAGGGTGGGCAGAGAGGGATTTGGCGGCATTCATCACACTACCGCCGCGAAATGAAAAAGAAAGAACTCCGTTTACAGATGAGGAAATCTGTGCTATATGGCGGGGATACGATGCAGGCGACACATGGGCAGGATATATCTTGCTGATGATTTACACGGGCATGATGCCCGGCGAGCTGATATACTGCCGTAAAGATATGGTACATCTTGACAGTCATCAGATCATCGGTGCAGGCCTAAAAACGAACGAACGCAAAGAAAAACCCATCGTTATAGCTGACTTTTTGATGCCCGTCGTGCAGGCGCTGATAGACTATGCGGGCGACTCGCCCATGCTGTGCGGTACGTGCGCAGGCAAAAAAGAAGCGTTTTACAAGGCATACTACGCTTGCATCGCAAGATGCGGATGCCGAAGGCTTACGCCGTACTCATGCCGTCATACTACGGCTACAGCCTGCGCTGTCGGCGCAAGGATAGCCCCAAGTGTCATCCAGCGCATCATGCGCCACGCGACGATAACGACAACCCAAAGATATATCCACCCCGACGAGTCTGCCGTGCTGGATGCCATAAACACGTTAAACCCCAACCAAAACAGCCCGGTGAATTAATATATTCCCAAAATGTATTGACGCACAGCCGGCACGATGGTATCATATATGCGTGGTCAGCAATGACCCGGTCAAGTCCACCACGTGCGACAAGTTGACTTTCCCCGCATTTGCGGGGGTGATCCTAATAAAGATCTTTTTTTCAACTTCGGCACGAGGTGTGTGGATTTAAACGAAAACGAAAATTCGCTTAATTAAATCGGGCGAAAATCGTCGGAGTCCTGCTCCGGAAAGCACCTGCCGAAAGGCGGGTGTTTTTTTGTAGCCGTAGCGTGGCTCTGGTAAAATATATTTTTAATCCATCAATTAAACGCTTGACATTATCGTGTAAATGCTGTATAATAAAGACATCAAAAAGGGAAAGGAAAATCCCAAACACCAGAAAGGTAAATAACATGAAAAACATCCACGAAATCGCAGAGACCATCAAAAACGCACAAACCTGGGCAGATGTCGAAGCAGAGATCAAAGCCCTCTGCGAAGCAGCAGACATGCTTGAAGAGTATGAAGCCGCCGACGGCGAAAGCTTTGAAAGCGTGATTTATAAGGCTGCCGAGATCCTCGGCGTCGAGATTTAAAACAAAACGCGCCCGCAAAGGGCGGGGCGAAAAATCGTCGGAGTCCTGCTCCGGAAAGCACCTGCCGAAAGGCAGGTGCTTTTTTGTAGCCGTTGTGCCGGCAGCAAGGCTCTGAAATTAATAAATATATTTAGAATTCATTAATTAAACGCTTGACAAAATTAACCAATTGTTGTATAATTAATTTGTGCTCAGGAAAGCACAATCTGGCAGGAGGAGGAGAGGAGCATGAAGATGAAGCGATTGATCGCAAGACTCATCGAGTGGATGAGTGCTCGGGACTTTGATGCCCAAGATATCATCGACTGCATACGTTATATCACGCAGTAAAAAAATCGGCAGTGCACATACCCTAATGTAAACACTGCCGGGTCCAAGCAACACAGGGGCGATTAACCTGCCTGTATCGCCCCTTGATTATATCAGGGCAGGAGACAAAAGTCAAGTGCGAAAACGGGGAACCAGCTGCACAGCAGCGGAACAGCTTGCCCGTACGCACGGTGGGATGCTGTAGGCTATATTGTTAGCTATAGCATCCTTTTTTATCCTTTATCAGTCACTTAATTTACATACAATAACAGCTTATGCGCACAATGTAACTAAAATAAGAAATACAAATAAAGCATTAATATAAATAAAAATAACTTTGAATTAAGTCAAATATTTGGTTTGTTGACATTAAGTTGTAATTCTTGCGTACGCCCCATCGCGGGGATTGATACTCCATGCCGCGAGCGGTCAGCTGCTCAACGGCGGCGCCCCTTCCACACCCCCTCTTTGCGTTCACCTCCCCACTTTCCGTTCAGGTGAGGCGGCTTCTGCGATTCGAAAACGATTACAAAAAATATATTTGATTTAACTGTTGCACTCCCCCGAAAAGATGATACAATATACATGAATAAAGAAATTTTATTGCATTACGCATAAGATTCGGTTCAGTCGGTATGTTTTTGAAATCAGAAGGGAGAAAACCATGAAAAAAACTCTTAAGCATCTGTTCTCTGCGGCGATAAGTGCAATTATGCTTTTCGCCTGCGTTTTCCCGAACTTTGCGGCGGCGGATACGGAGCTGAGCTCCGTTGATACGGAAAAGCTGGAGGCTTTTTTTGCCCAGTCGGCAGGTGACGGAAGGCATAACTTCGATCATCCGGATTATGCGGGCGGGGTGTACGGAAGCTACACTGTCAGCAACTTTTCGGAAAGTCCCTGTGTCGGCATTGAGGACGGTGTCATCCGTTGGTTTGACTTTAACCCCGATGCAATGGGAAGCATTTTGCGCACTTCCCCGGTTTGGGATTTTCGCCCCCGCTTCTGCGGCGTTTTCGATTTGTCCGGAACATCGGTAACGAATGTTTACTCCCCGGTGCCGGGTCAAACGCATATTACGGCGGTGAACCTTGACGGCTGCGCAAACCTTGAGTGCCTTGAATTCGGCGATCAGAATGAATGCTTTGACATTTCCGCGCTGAATTGCCCGAACCTGAACATCATCGACCTTCGCACATATCACAGCGGGAATGTTGCCGTTCAGCCCAAGAGCTTTTCCGCTCCGGTCATGCTGAACACGCTCGGAAACGGCGGCGCGGGACTTTACGGCAGGGACGGAAGCTATGCACTGATCGCGCAGGGCGTTCGATACGACGAAAACGGGAACCTGATCGAAAACGACGGCTTCCTCGGTTGGTATGCGGACGGTCAGCTTCTTTCAACCGAAAGGGAAATGCAGCTTTCGGACGGGATCCGCGTAACTGCCTGCTTTGCGGGTGACGTTAATGAGGACGGAGCGATAAATATGGCGGACGCACTGCTCATCATGCGCTGCGCAATGGAACTCGGCGGAGAGCTTCCCCTCAGGCTTGCTGATGCGGACAGAAACGGAAGCATAGGCATTCCCGATGCACTGCTTGCGGCAAGGGTTGCAATGGGAAACTGAATTAAAATTTAAAAAACTGTTCGCGGACATTGCTCGTTTCGGGAAAACGGCTGTTTCGGATTACCGGAAACACACCGGGGACGGAGAAATCACCGTGACATACTGATTTTGCGGACATGAACCTTATTGATTTTATTATAATATTGATATTATCTGCGGCAATATGGCTGACGGCGTTTGCCGTTAAGAAGGGAAGTATTTGGAAATATGTTTTCGGAGCGGCGTTCACCGTATACCTGATGTGCGCTGCATCGATAACCGTTTTTCCGATACAGTTCAGCCCGACAATCAGAGCAATATTTGCGGAAGAAGGGTGGAAGATTACCGACTGCATAGTGCTTGTTCCGTTCAAAGACGGGATAACGGCGGATGATATTCGGAATGCTGCAATGACAGTTCCGTTCGGAGTTTTAATCACGTTGATAAGAAAGAAAACAACGTGGAAAAACGCGTTGGCTGCGGGTGCGGCTTTCGGAACGGCGACAGAATTGCTGCAATTGGCAATTGCGGTGATACAGGGGTTTTCGTTCAGGTATATCGATACGGCGGATATAATCTGCAACCTTGCGGGCACAATGCTCGGGTGGATGCTCACTGCCCTGTTTATCCGCTTTTTGCAAAAAAGCAAGCCGGCGAACGTCGGGGAAAAATCCCTGTATGCATACATTTCGGAAAAATGTGTGAAGCAGTGATCTCGTAAATGCGGAGCGGCTCAATGCGGGCGGTTCGGAACACGAACCATCGGCATTGAGCCGTTTTTTTATGCCGTTTTCGCATCGGAACGAACAAACGCAGTGTTTTCAGAACTTAATACATAAACCGAATGCACAACGTCAACATATGTTTGATTAAATATAAATATATTTGAAAAACCGCGCATTTCGGGGTTGACATCTTGACAACAACCTGTTAAACTGTGATACTGCATTATTATGGGTAAAATACGAATTTTTCGCCGCCGTCATGTGCGAAAGCATCGTTTAACGCTGTGGATCCCGCATTTTTTGCGCGGAACGGCAGCCCAAGGAACGCGCAGGCAGCGAATACCGCAGGCGGGGCTTCGGCCGCACTCAATGCGGCATTCCGAAATGCGAACAATGCGTAAGACACGACACAATCAAGTTTTCTGCGGAGAGCCGCAGAGGTTAGGGGTGAAACAATGTTGCATAAAGTAAACGTGGGCAAGAAAACACGCATGAGCTTCTCCCGCATCAACGAAATTCTCGATATGCCCGACCTTATTGAGGTTCAAAAGGATTCATATCGTCAATTCATCGAAAAGGGTCTGGGCGAAGTTCTTGACGACATCTCTCCCATTAAGGACTTTTCGGAGCGGTTGGTGCTTGAATTTGTCGGCTACAAAATCGACGAATCAAAACCCAAGCGCAGCGTTGCGGAATGCAAGGAACGCGATGTTAACTATTGCGCGCCGCTGTATGTTATCGCACGGCTTATCAATACCGAAACCGGTTCCGTGAAGCAGCAGGAAGTTTTCATGGGCGATTTCCCGCTCATGACGGAACAGGGCACGTTCGTCATCAACGGAGCGGAACGCGTCATTGTCAGCCAGCTCGTTCGCTCGCCCGGCGCATATTATACCGAAACCGTTGACAAAGTCGGCAGAAGGCTTTTCAATTCTCAGGTCATCCCCAACAGAGGCGCATGGCTTGAATACGAAACCGACAGCAACGAAATTCTTTACACAAAAATCGACCGTCAGCGCAAGCTCCACGTCACCACCCTCCTGCGCGCTCTCGGTTACAGCTCCGATGCGCAGATCCTTGAGCTGCTCGGCGAGGAAGAACGCCTTAAAAACACCCTTGAAAAGGACCCCACTCACGACACGGTTGAGG